CTAATTGTAAAAAGAAATCACCATACTTATTCATATTACGAATCCAAGGCCATAGATTAAATTCTATATTAATAATATCATAAAAGAGATTATGTAAAACATCATAAATTTGGTCATTGTCTGTTTTAATATCTAATACTTTACCATATTCATTTTTCATTGTTGATTCATCTGAATAAATATCTAAAGCAGAAGCGATGATAGAATCACTATCCATAGATTCGTAATCCCTAAACAATCCTAATCGTAATTGTTGTGCATATAATTGGTCGTTGTAACCATATTGTTGCATATTAGAATATAACTTAGTATATCTGTCTACTAAATTAGTTTGAACATTTGATTGTAATTGTCCTGTATCTACGATTTTTAATTTCTTACCACCTATATTTCTAACGATGGTATTTGTTGAAAACAATCGTTTTAGTCTTGAAAATAAATCTTGTTGTGCCATAATTTGCCTCTTAGTTAATTAACCAATCTAACGATTCTTTTTCTCCATTGGGTCCTACTTCCATTTCCCAAGAATTCGTTTTATTGGTTGGTGTTTGTGGCAACATCTGCGATGCTACACCACTTAAAGTTCTTTTAGTTAGCTCTATTCCCTCATTTCTAAGTCTTAATGCAGTATCTCTTACCCAAAGAGTAAGAGCAAAACTCATTACTAAATCATCGTTATAGCCCTGCATAGCTTCAGCTTTATTGTTGTTATATATAAATACAAACAACTCATCAATTAATCGATTTGAACGGACAATAACTGACTTTTCTCTGAAATATTCTTCTAATTTAGCAATAACTAATGGTCTTGTTTTCATTGTCATACTAAATCCAGCCACCATATTTCTATCCGATACTCTATATCTATTAGACATTTGGTGTTCTGTATCTACATACTTTAAATCTTTACTTGTGTAAAATAAATTCTCATAACCTCTATCAATACATTGTTGTAGTGTAGCCCAACCTATGTTGTTGTTCTCAACCACTAATAAAGCATTGTTATATTCTGTTGCTGTATTTACACATAGGTTTCCAAAATCTTTTGTTGATATTTTACCCTTATATTCTGCAACTTGCTCCATTGTTTCTATTTCCATAATATGAAATGCAGAATAATCTGAACCATCACCTCTACTAACATCAGCACTTAACACATAATCTTTAGTATAGTTTGCTGGTTGCCATATCCAAAGGTTACTATCCACCCCTCTTTTTTCTAATGGTTCTGTAACGTGTGTTTGTTTATACTCTTCTAATATAACACCATCAATAACAGTTTGTCCTGAAGTTAGAAAGTCACAATCACATTCTTGAGCAGCTAATGAAGGACCTAATAGTCTATTTTGTTCTTCTCTCCACTCATCATCTCTTTCAGGATGTAAGTTCCAATGTAATCTAATAAAGTTCCAATCATTAGTTCCATCTTCTGCACCAACCCAAGTCTTATGAAACCAATTACCTATACCATTTGGTGTGGATAAAGCGATACATTGTCCACCAGTAGATAGTGTCTGTGAAGCAGCAGCCCATATTGGTTCAATCTTATCAATGAAAGCAGCCTCATCCAAAATTAATAATGAAAGAGCCTCTGACCTACCCGAATCTTCTCCGCTTGAGACTGCTTTAATTTGTGAACCATTGTTATATCGTAAAGATAGTTTATTATCCTCTGTACATTTCTGTTTTAACCAAGAGGGTAAATTGGCGTGCATTACTCTTACTTTTGTTACTAAGTTTTTGGCAGTATCTTGTTTAGTTGCAATTACTAAGATATTTTTATCTTGATGAAATGTCATCATCCAGAGGGAGTAACCGGCTGATAATGTAGATAAACCTAACTGTCGTGCTTTTAAGATTATATTAAACCTATGTTCTTCAAAAGTTTTAAGTGATTCTTCTTGATAAGCCCAAAGATGAAAAGGAACTTTACCTTTTATTGGATGCTGAACCATACAATACTTTTTCATAAAGTATGCAGGATCTTGAGCGCATTTTTTATATTCGCTTTTTATTACCTCTTTTAGCTGCTTTGGTTTCATTATATTTTTCCTAAAATAAATCCAATGCCTAACCAAAGATATTGATTTTCATACCATTTTGTTTCAATCAACTTTACCATTTTCTCATTAGCTTCGTCACGAGCTTTAAGTAATTTAATCTGTGAATCTTTGGCAATAATTAATAATGAATCAACATTAGCAGATTCTTCTAATTTTACCACTAAGTTTTCACAATCACTAATCACTACTTTTTGTGATGCAATTAATGAATCAGCTTTTTCTATTTTGCCTTCCCATTGTGCGTCACGAGCCTTTAACATCTCTAATGCTTCATCATAAGTAAATGTCTTTGGTGTCTTTCCATCTTTTTGTATTTCCTGCCCATCTGCCATTGATAAAGCAAAAAAGAATATTAAAAAATATTTTAATACTTTCATACTAATCCTCACTTACTCTTGTGTTTTTAAAAGGTAAATTACAGCACTAGAAGCATCAGTTATTTTCTGTAAAGAAAATTCATATACTACTCCTGCAGATAAATTTGTAGCTGGTATTGTTCCACCTCCTGATAAATGAAATACTGCGCTACCGTGAGTTTTTACTATTGCAGCATTCCACCCATAATTTGAACCTGTATAAGCAGTCATTCCATCTGCTACAGTTGTAGTAGCATAAAATTTACCTGGATGCCCTTTCTTTTTGAACTCATCATAAGTTGACGGTGATTCGTGCATATCGCTTGACATTTTATTTCTCCCTATTTTTTAGCAAATTTTCTCAAAAAATCTTCAGCTGATTCGACTTCATCATTATCGTAAGCCTCTTGCATCTTTTGAGTTTTCTTTTTGCTATTAGTTAATTTTCTTTTGAGATTTCCTATCTCTCTTTTAGAAACTTTTTTATTTTCTTCTAATGACTTTATTTCTTTTTCAACTTTTTTCTCTTCTTTTTTGTTTTCTTTAATAACTTCTTTTAGCTTTTCAACTTCTTTACTTTTAACTGATTTAGCTGCAAAGAGTGCGCCTACTACACCAAAAAATCCGAGTATTAATTTCCAAATTTTCATTATTGTTTCTCCAGTTCGTTTAAAACTTTTGTGTATTCTTCTAAAGCCTCATCAGCCATAGCATTTACTTGCGTCATATCAACATCCCATTTTTCTTTTTCTAATTCAGGATAATTAACTCCAACTTGATTATAAAATTCAGGAGCTTTTTGATTTCTAAATTCATTTATTTTTTGTATAGAATCTTTTAAAAAAGAAATTTTATTTTGTCTGATTTTCTCTTCAGCCCATTCTTCATATTTACCCTCTATACGAAGTTTATTTTCTATCTTAACTTGACAATCAAAACAATGTCCGAACAATCTCCACATCTTATCATCTAATTTTTGTTTCATAACAGAATCACATTCAGGACAAAACCAAGGCATTCTAACCCCTTTCATTATCTCTGTCATTTTAGGAATAATATCACCCTTTTCTTTTTCTTTACCCTCATAGCCAACCATTACTCTTTTTTCAGGCGCTCTTCCTTGCAATAAATCCCCTAATGCTTTATTTTGTCTTTCTGTTTCTTTACTATATCCCATAATTACCTCACGAACTTTAACATTCCTAAAATTTGATTTACAGGTGCAAATGCTCCTGTATACTTATAAACCTTTCCTTTGAAAACAAAAGTTATTCCCTCACTTGGAATAATCTTTTTGAAACCACCTAAAGCATTTAATCTATCTAATTGTGTTTTTAACATTTCTAATTTAGAAGGATCCTTTGCTTTTTTTACCTGAGAAATTGTTTTAGTCAAATCATTCTTTATCTTTTGTACAGCTTTATCAGGATTAGCTGCTATAAAATCTTTGATATTAGATAATACTTCGGCACCCAATTCAAAGAAAAGAACTTCCCAATCTCTAATGTGTTTTTTCTGTAATTTAGAATGGTCGTTTTTATCAGTAGATAATACCCATTCTAAAAATTTAGGGTGGTCTTTTAAATCTTTTTTAATCTGCGGAATCTTATAGGACTTATCAAAAAATGCCCATCTTTTTAAAAGACCAGCCATAACATTATTTTTTACATTAGGATTATCTAATTGTTTTCCTGCGTTAAAAATATATTCATACCAATAGGCTTGGTGATAATCAGCTAATGTATCAGTATCTTTCAATCCGTACTCTTTTTTTAATTTGTTTAATTTACCTAAAAAGTAACTTTGTCTTTTACTAAAATCTTTTACTTTTGGCAAATTAGTAACAAATGGTTTTGTAATCTTAAATGCTTTTTGTATGTCTTGATTTATTTGCTTTATCATACCAGCTAACATTCTGGCACTACCTCTGTCCTCTCCTATTGGAGATCCAGCAGAATCGTACTCTATTGTTCCGTGAAATTGTAACAATGCTTTATCATATGGTATTACATTTGCTGTCTTTGGATATATCACTTCTAAAGACATAAACTTTTTACCCTCATCAAATACTTTGTCCTTTTGCGCTTTACTTAATTTTCCAACTGCTATCTGTAAATCTCTCATAGCATAAACAAAGGCTTTTTCGATTTCACCTCTCCCAGCGAACATATTTTTAATACCATTTATATCCAATGCACTGGCACCGTGATTTTTAATATGTCCTTTGTTACGAGCTGCGATAAGTTTTCCATTCTTCCAACTTATCATTATATTTTGACCATCTGTTTTTTCTGTAACAGCGCCTTCACTACTAAGATTACCTTGTAACGTATTAATAATTAGTGTTTTAAAATCTGAAAATGTAAGATTTTTATTATCAAATGGATGACTTAAATGACCATAAGCTCCGCCCATAAGCAGTAACTCCTTTTCTTTACTTCTTTGTTTTAATTTACTTTTACTTTGAATGTTTTCAAACAGACCATCTCCATCTTCATCTGTATAAGAATCAGCGTCAGCACCAGCTGCAAATAAACTACCTATAATATTATTGATAGCAGCTGAACTTCCCATCCAATTAACTATTTCCCAACCTAATGGTCTAACAACTTCCCCCATCCATTTTTTGTATTTATTGACTGCTCTCGTAGAGCCAGTAGCTTGACCGTGGTCTAAAAATGTTAAAGGTACTGAATGGTAGTTTGTCTCTATCCCATTCTCTGCTCTATCATCTAATATATAATTTACTACTTTCCAACCAGCTTTATCATATAAAGAATCTAACCATTCTTTAGAAGTTTTTTTATATGTGTTATAATCAGTATAAAATGTAGAAGGACCATCATCTAAATTTCCATCTGGACTAGAAGTAGCTTCTAACAAAAATTCTTCTATCAACTCATCTGTTATTATCAATGATTCAAATAGTTTTTTAAAACTTTTTGTCATCATATTATAGACAGCTTTGTCAAAGTATCCAAATGAACTTTTAAATAACTTTTGTCTTTGTTTTTCGTCTATATTAGGATCTCCTAACAATTGTCTCATTTGAGTGCCACTAACATTACCTGATTGTGGTGCTGTAAGATAATATCCGTGTATGTCGAATCCCTCTAAATTATTTTTGTTTTTTAAAAAGTCTTGATAGTAAGTTTTACCACCACTCTTTTTTGTGCCAGCTTTTAACCTACCAGCGTCTTTTGCACCAAAGGTGTAGACAACTGCTGTATCATCGGCTTTAAATTTTTTCAAAAGATTGTTTGCTACATAAGGTGATTTTTCCTCTATGATTCTGTTTTTAGGAATGCCCATCTTAACCATATGTTGAACTTTTTCTTTGAAGTTCAATGGATGTCGTGGTGGTTGTTTGATATTAGATGTGGTTATATAAGCCTCATCTACTCTCTTACTTAACCATTTGTAAGTAGCTAAATGACCTGAATGAAATGGTTGGAATCTACCACCAAATACACCGATTACTTTTTTATTTTTTTTTTCGTTCAAATTAGATGCACTATCCCCATTCTCAACAATAGAATATACGAATTTTTTAGTATACAAGTCAAGACTTTCTTTTATATTTTTTATTTTTTTATAACCACTACCATAGGGAACTGAAGTGTTTCCTTTCTTCTTCATCTTCTTTACCATCTTACGGCTTGGTGATGGTAAGAATCCTTTAGGTGCACCAAACTCTTCATTCTTCTTTTTGGTTTTCTTTTTCATCTTATTGATGTATGCTCTATAAACAGCAGCTTGTGAAGCCTTACCCATCTCTCTGGCTCTTTGTTCCATAGCAACTGCAGCTTGAATTTTGT